GATATGTGGCTCGTAATTATCACCGCACGACCAGTAAGGCACAACGTCCACAGGGACTCGGAAATAGGCGCAGTAAGCCCGTTGGTCAAAGTCGCCTGTCTTGGTGAGGTCGTACTCAAACAGGTTCACGACATCTCCGTTCTTGATGTAGCCGTTCTTGGCTAAAGCGTACCACCCCGTCCAAGCGACGAGGTTTCGGTGGCTCTCAATGTTGTCGGGTTCGTTTCTTGCGATAATGTGGTCAAGGCCAGCCATGCCTTCAAAGTCCTTGAACCCAAGCATGACCCAAGTGTAGGGGAAGAAGTCCCTGAACCTTCCCTCGGCCTCGCATTGCTTCACGATGTCGGTATCGTGGCAGAAGATGTAAGTTTTTGCCTTCATTTCTTGTAGAGGGTTAAAAGCATCCTGCCTCGTTGGTCGGTTGACCCCTTGGCTTCGTGTGGTTGCAGTTGGCTCGTAAGGTTGATCATCGTCAGCAGTTCGGCATCGTGGATGACCATCGTCCCACCGGGGTTCAGGGCTTTGTTGAATAGTTCGACCATTTCAGGAATCATGCCGTCCCCGTGGTCCGAGTCGTGAAAGATAAAGTCAAAAGTCCTGACCTCTTGCAGGGCCATGTGGCTCGGTTGGTTGTTCCATTCGACCTTGAACTGCGATAGCAGGGCTTTGCGTTTATCCTCAACCGTTGTATCGGTGTCGTAAACCACCACGTCAAGCCCAGCCAAAGCGATAGCGAGCGTCGAGTGTCCGAGGTAGGAACCGAGTTCTAAAGCGTGGCCTCCCTTGTGCTTCTTGGCTTCCTCGTAGATTTCAATGATGTGGTCCACGGCAGTAGTGTAGATGTGCGAGTAGTCCAAAGCCTTGAGTTGGTCAATGTGTTTTTTCATGCTAAAAAGTTATGACAAAGCGTTCGGGTGAAGGCCAGCCGGGGTTGGAATCAAAGACCTTGGTGTCGGGTTTCTTGCCAATCCAATGCTCGGCTTGATAGCGTTGCTCCCGTTTCGGCTCACCGAGTTCCTTGATGTGGCTCGACTTCGCCCACCAAAAGTTGCCCCCAAAGTACGGATAGCCTTCGGGGTTGTTTTGATCAGCCATGTGAGGGAACTGCTCTTTGGTAATCCAATGACATCCTACGGCATCGACTCCCTCCAGCAGTTGCAAGCAGCGTTCCCAAGCCACGACGTTGAAGAATAGCATGGACCTGCCCCATAGTTGGGTGGTCAAGGATGGATTCGCAGCCCCCTTCGTGTGAGCGTACAGGTACACGGCTTCCTCTTCCTGACTTGCCCGGTACATTTCGGTAAGCGTCGCCTGTTCCCAAGCATTGGTCCGGGTTACTACGACCTTGACCTTATCGGCAACCATGGAACCTTCCAGCACCTCCTTGACCGCTTTGCGTTGTTCGGGTGGACCGACGATTCCGACACGGATTTCGTCCAAGACGTTGATAAGCCCGTAATTGCAGACGGCCATCATGTGCTGGTTGAGTATCAACTGCCAGTTCCCTCCGCAATAAACGTGGTAATAGTGAACGACTTTCATAAGGTCCAAAGGAGGGTTAGAAGGGTGAGGATAAAGAAAACGGCTGCAAGCGTCTTCCCGATTTCGATTAGCAGGTCAATGATGCGTTCGGGGTTCATGCCCCAAAGTTACACCACAACGTACTTCCCTGAGTTACTGACCCGTAACTTATTGAGTGCCACATAGCGCATAGCGTCGCAGGCGTGATTGAAGGAGTCAATCGGGACCCCCGTGTTCTTGCCTTCTTTGTCGGTCGCCCAAGTGTAGGACCGGAGTTCCTTGATGAGGTTGGTGCTATCCTTGGTAACCTGCAACTTGTAGCGTTTCAGGATGTCTATCCCATTCCGAACCGAATCGGGGCCTTTCTCCGCTGGCTTGATGTTGAAGCCAAGTCGATAGATTTCCTCGATGCTCTTGGGTTCTGCTGAATCGGCCACGATCTCCCAAGCCCTTGTAATGCCCAGCGACCGCAGTTTGTCTGCGATGTCTTGGTTGGTCAGGCCCGTGGAGTACAGTAGTTCCTGCGCGAGCAGGCAGTCCCCTTGGCGGTAGATGGCGACCAAGGCCGTAGGGTCGTTGCTGAACCCCCAGTCAAGCCCAAGGGCGACGAATTTCGCACGGCTGACATCGATACCCTCCACAACCTCGAAGTCCTCGTATATCGCACCCTGTAGCGTCCCGACCTGACCGAGGCCATAGACCTTGTACCAGTTCGCCCAATACTCCGAAGTTTCAGCCTTGACCCTCGCTTTCTCAATGAAGTCCCTTGCACTCTTGGGGCAGGCTTCGTTGTCCTTGTAGGTTAGAATGAGGAAGTCCACGTCCTCGTCGTGCATCAGTTCGGAATGGAACCAAAACTCGTTGACCGGGTTCCAGTCAAGGATGACCGACTGCTTGGTCCGTGCTGCCAATTCCGTGTAAGCGTGGAAGGATAGGTTGTTGGCCTCGTTCATGTAAAGCCTGTCCCTCCTTGCACCCCTTAACTTGGAGTCGTCGTCAGCCGAAAAGAACTCGATGTATGAGCCGTTGGCGAACTTGTACCGAAAGTCGGTGGCGTTCCATCGGGCAGCGTTGAACCGCCCTGTAACGGTCATAATCTTCATGAAGTCCCTCATGGCCCCACGCTTGAGGTGTGGGATGGATTCGGCTACAACGCTCGTTTCCGTGTACGGGTTCTTCGTGCAATAGTCGATTTCAACGGCAAGGATGGAATACGTCTTGGACGCGGACGAGCCGCCTTGTACCCCTTTGACGAACCGCTTTAACTCACGGACCTTATTTACGGCCGTGGTTCGGATGAACTTCTCCTGCTCTTTCAAGGGTCTTTATCTTTTGCAGGTAAACCACCGCATCCATCAGTTCCTCCTGTAGATGCTGAATCCATTGCATAGGGGTCAGGTCGTTGCGGTCCATGGTCGTGCCGTACTTCGCTTTGCCCTGCTCGGCTCTTGTCCTGAATTGGTCAATGACTCCCTCAACGATAGAATCAGTCATTGTCGGGGAATAGGGGCTGCTCGATGTGGACCGTGTTCTCTTGACGCTCCACAAGGTTGTTGAGGCGTTGAGTGATGGATGGGTTGTACTGACCAACCATGCCCCCCTCAATTTGGTCTTGACGGATGGTTCGCCTTATACGCGAGCAGATGGCTGAATACTCGGAGTAGTTGCCCCTTGTATTCCCAAAATAATCCCCTAAGTCCTGAACGATACCTGCATCCGCACACCAGTTCTCAAAGCCTTCCAAGGTCAGCGGACGCTCCAAGGGTTCGTATTGGGGAATAGCATCCTTGCCGGGGAATACCGTCTTGGTCCTTGGGTTTGCCTTGACCTGCGAGCGGTATGCCTCAAAGTACTCCCACATCTTTTCGGGGGTTTCAATGTACTTGCCGTTGCCCTTGCTGGTTCCCATTAGTATTCGATTTTGTCTATCAGTTCGTCAATCTTGTCCACTATCTTCATCTTCACGGCAAATGCGTTCGGGGCATTGGAATCGTCCACCGCTCCGATGCAGTCGCAGAGGGTGGTGATGACCATCATCAGCGAGTCCATCCGAGCCTGCACTTGGGCTTCGTCATCCTTCGCCTTCGAGTTCGCCAAGTTCCCGGAGTTTATTTCTTGACCATGAGAGAGCCGACTTGCCACCCCACAGGAGGTAGGAGATGTAACCGCAGTCGGAGGTGTCGTCAGCGTTGTCGTAGTAGGTTTCAGCACGGGACAGGTAGGAGTGCATCCGCTTGATGGTTTCGACCGAGATGGGTTCCCCGTTGGCTAACTGCTGCGCCCGGACCTTGCCTGTTTGGGTAGCACACTTGTTCCCGTTGCGCTCATTGAGTTCTATCCCCCTCTTGGCATTGGCCCGAATCTCTTGGCCGTAATCGGAGTACGACTCGAACTGCTGCCTCTTGTGATTCTCCCAAGTTGAGCCACAAACCGCAAGCCGTTGAGCCGTATCGGGGAACTCCGCATTGGTTTGGTTGTCGCTCATGCAACGACCGATGAAGCCTTCTCTTGACTCGTTATTGTTCGGGATTGGCAGGGGCATTCAGGGAGTGGTTTATGGTGTTTTGGTTGGCTTCAAGGAACAGGTCCGCTTGTAGGTAAATGTATTGGAGGGCCGATTTTACGCAGTCTGCGCACCACCAATTCGTGGGGGGTCGCCCGTGAGCGGTCAGGATGGCTTGCAGTTCCCCAACCGCATCGGGTGGCAGTCGCATGGTCAGCGATGCCACATATTGGTCCCAATACTTGCGATGCTTTTGGGCCACGATGAACTGGTCGTTGGTCATTTGAAGGTCCATTCCCGAATGATTATTGCGGTGGCAGATGAGGCGAGGCCAAGGATCGGGGCCAAGTACCATTGGCAGGTCGGCAGGGTCAGGGCAACACCCATCCAAAACCCGAAGCAGGTCATGCACGAAAACGGCTTCCGCTTCGCAAAGGGCAAAGCGTAGAACCAACCCGGCAGCACCCGGAACTCCACGACCGCAAGGGTCGCTAAAGCACTAATCAGGATTGGAAAAACCAGTATATCCATTGGCTTCGATTGCGGTTTTGATTTTGGCCTTGGCCTGTTCTATCGAGTAAATGATGGACCTATAAGGGATGCCCGTTTCCCTTGACATGGCCTTCATATTCCCGGTCTGCATGAGAAGGTTCAGCAGTTCTTTGTCGTAGGGGAAGGCCCCATCCTTTGCCCAAGAGTCCATCTCTTGCTGGGCGATGGCCCAAAGGTCATCGAGCAAGGTATCGTAGTCCTTGCCCAGTTCTTGGGTTTCGGGGTCTACCTCTACTCGCTCGTCGTGATGGCGGTACTTCTTCGCAAACTGGTTGTTGTTGCCCCGGTACAGGTTCATGATCAGCCGAACGATGTAGAACCGCAGGTAGCCTTGGACCTGCATCTTGGTAATCTTGTCGGGGTCCTTCTCCAGTAGGATTAGGACGACCTCTTGCTCGAGGTCCTTCCAAAGCGGATTGCCCCCCGTAATGGTGAGGCAAGCCTTGCGGATTTCTCCGCTTCGATAAAGGTCAAGGATGGTAGCCTCTGCGTTCACTCACGCAAAGATGGAGGGGGTTCTCGCTAATGTTGCAAAAAATCCCGTGTCCTGTTAAGAACCTGTGTACGAAGGAATTTAATGTCGGGCCTTGCTCTCATGTTTTTGGCAAGGATTTCGAGGTTGTGCATGACGGTTGCGTGGTTCCTCTTGATGATTCGACCGATTTGGCAGTAGGTGTACAGGTATTCCGAGTAGGCGATGTCGGCAAAGATGCTGCGAGCCAGCACCAGTTCTTGAGTTTTTACGTCGCTCAAGATGTCGTCCGGGCTGACTCCGACAACCTCTGCGGTATATCCGAGGATGGTGCGTGATATTAGGTCCATGCTGGGTCTTTTATGTTTAAGGATTTATGGTTTTGTCTATAATTTGATTCGGAATATCAAACCAACCATAATCGTCCATTATGCTTAAAAAATACCAACCAATAATAGTAATGATTAAGGCTATGGTAATTACAAACCATAAAAGGTATAACACAAAAGCCGTTATTGATAGGATTATTTGGTTCATTTTGCTTGGCTTAAAACGGGTTAGGGGGTAGTGGCATCCAATGGCTTACTTCGGTCAGGAACCAAGTTTGATGCTCGTAGTACCATCGTCCATCGCCCAACCATGCGTAGGCTTGGTTCATGTCGGTCGTGAATATCAGGACAGGTTCGTAAGGTGTCGGCATTCGGTCCAAGCATTTAATCCATTCCATCGTCAGGCGTTTTTGGCTTGAAGGATACGACCGAGCAGGGTCCAGTTGACGGACCAAGCCTTGATGGTTTCGCTTTTGTCGGGGCGGTTGCAGTTGACGCATTCCTTGCGGATATGCAGTTGCCAGCGTCGGAAATCGATTGGTGTGGTTTTCATGGGGTTGGGGTTTAGCATTTTGGTGGTGTCAACGAAATGGTCAGTAAGATGACGGCTGCTCAATATCAATGCCCTCAATTATTGTTTCAAGCACTCTAATTTGTTGTTCACAGGCCATTATTGCCGACAACACAACGCCTTCTGCTTTTGGGCTAATCAATACTTGACGGCATTTGCCATCGTTAAATTTGCCAATGACAACAATTTGTTTCAATTTAAGGTCAGCACTATCGCTAATGGTTTTCATGGGGTTGGGGTTTATATGGGACAATTTGCGTGGTTTTGGGTAATTTATGACAGGTTATAGGCTGACGCTGGGGGCTTCGGAAACTCCATCCAATAATCTACTTTCCAAGGTGATATTTTGCCCATCCACTCAAATCTATAAACTTCTTTACCTCTTACTATTCTTCGGCAATAATCCATTTGTGCGACGTTTTCTGACTTATTTCCCCAACAAGCTATAACTTTTACGTGTTCAAGATAAGGTGGTGCATCTTTTGGTATTTCTGGTAATCTTTCTAAAACCGCCACCCAATTACCTATAACAGCAGTTTGGCAAGATGCGGGGTTCTGTTCTTCGTTTGACATTTTATTTAGGTTTTAAGGTTTGATTGGTCAGCTTATAGGCTGACGCTGGGGGAGGTTTGGTAAGAACAGAGGCTGACGATTATACCCGAATGCGTATAAATTTTGGGTTTTTCTATAAATTATATCCGATTGGGTATAGTTTCAAACAACCGATACCTCCCACACGAATCGGTCAGGGTCTTGACCTGTGGCCCGAATCCGTTGCTACGGGATAGGACATACTCACAGGAATCCCCCTTGGCCCGGACCTCAATCACCTTCCAAGGGCGGTCGTTGGTGCAAGCGGTCAGCAGGAGCAGCAGTAGGAATCGCATGGAACAAATCTACACAATTATTCCACACTTGCAACCACTCGCTGAAAATCCTCTACGCTCCTGATTACCTCGTATCGGTAGCCTGCTTCTTGGACCACCCCCTGCCACCACTTCTGCGAGAGGGACTGCTTGCCTTTCTCGGCTTTGAACTCCAGCATCACTGCACCGGTTGGCGAGAGCCATATCATGTCGCTGACCCCTGCGACCACGCCCATGGCTTTCATCACGCTGCCGGCATAGGCATTCGGTGCGTTGTTGTTGACGGTGAATAATCGGCCACGCTGGTCGGGAAAGTTATTCCAGTGCCACTGGAAGCATTCGGCTTGAAGTTTAAATTCTTGCATGAACTTACTTTAGGATTGGAAAACGGTCTTTATTGTGGAAGGCCCAGCCTGGCCTCCATCCCATGTAGCGGATGAACTCCAAGGCTTCGGCTTTGCTCTTGCATTGATTGTGCAGCACCCAAAACGGGCTGATGACCTTGGCCTTTGCCAGTTGAGCCTTTTGGTACATCGTGCTTTGCTTTGCCATTTCCATGCCTTGGGCCTTGGTCAGCATCTGCAAACTTACGACTTCCCCTGGAGGCTTTGGCTTTCGCTCGTATTCAAACTTGCAATGCTTGCACTCCATGGCAGCCACCGGGATAATGGCCTCGCAATTCTTGCAGTTCTTCACGCATCCAACGCCAGCGGATTCCCGTTTGCGTTTCTTCTTCAAGGACCATTCCCGATTGGTTTCCCAAAATCCGTGGGTCTGCACGTTGTTCCCGAAGTCCAGCACCGTGAACCGTGTCTTGGTTGGCGTTACCCTGGAGCCTCGGCCAACCATCTGCATGAACAGGGGTAGGCTCGCAGTCGCCCGGTAGAGGATAACGACCTCGATGCTTGGTTCATCAAAGCCCGTGGTCATCAAGTCGCAGTTGCAAAGGATCCCATCGTTGGACTGCTTGAACCACGCAAGGGTTTCGGCTCGTAAGGACTTTGGCATCTCTCCGTCAACGTGCCGGGCGTTGAACCCTGCGCCCTGCAAAGCCTCGCAAACCTCCTTGCTTGATGCGATGTTGCTGGCAAAGACGATAGCCTTCTTGCCTGGGCAGACCTTGGCGTAGTTCTGCACCACCCCGGCAAAAACCTTCCGCTCGCTGAATCGTTGGGCCATCTGCTCGGTGTCGTAATCATCGCCCTTCATACGGATCCCGGATAGGTCCTGCGTCATCCCGTAGG